TGCATAAAAGAAGCTAGCTGGGCGGTGACTTCAGATGGAGGGCTATAAGCACTACCCGCCGCACTGTGTTCCCGACTACCAATGATGAACCTAGTGTCGTTGTCTGCCCACCCAAACTGCTGTCTCATTTTTTCCGCCTTTTCTCTTTCCTGCCAATCCTCAATCGAGGCTTGGATAAACCATAACAACTCATCCAACTGCTTACCGGCACTTATCACCACGCCATGGGATGTGATTGCCTTCCTAAGTTCTGTCTTATCCATAGCTTTAGCCATGGGTAGCGTGAACTCCTCTACCCCCTCTTTGGGTAGATGCAGACGGAAGACTACGACAAACATAGGGCCGTCGCGCATACATTTAACTACGTAGAAATCATTTTTGTAGACTAGCTTATGCTTGACTTCGCCCTCGGAATCTTTTTCCTCCCTGTAAATCCCACCATTTTTTCCGCGCTCAAAGGGCCACGGGAAATCCGGTATCGTAAGGGTTGTTTTTATCCCTACATCATCCTCGGTTTCTACAGTGTTGTCTTCGGTAGAAGCGGGCTTAAACTGTTTACCTAACTCCCTAGGCCCAACTATCTTACCCATATGCGGGCACCCTTCGCAAAGCTCGGGGTTGTTAGCTTGGAACTTGGCGCAGCTTGTCGGCCCTTCGACACTGATTACCTTAGCGTCTACCACGGCGGGGTCGTATCCCTCGTGCCCCTTCGATAGCTTATGCGCCATGTCTGACCCGTTGTCACATGAAGCGGCAACAGTCAGTGCATACCACCACTCCATATACCCCAAGTTTGCCCGGTTATTGTAGGCATGCGCAAGCTGATTGCAGCCGTCGCCCTTCAACGAGCGCGACATAATACGGTTAAAATTGTAGCCTGTATTCGCCGCCAGTGCTTGGCCTAGCGCAGTTAGAGGTTTGCGTTCTCTCGGTGCCAGCGCTTCGCCTTTTACGCCAAGAATATCTTTGAACTCTTCCAGCGCTACAGCTTCCGCAGGGCGGATTACAGATACAGGTTTAGGCGTACCGTCTTTTTGGTTAAACGTCCCCGGCACCCGCATAACTCGGGCTACCTCAAACACTGCCTTATCTACATATAGATCGTTAGTGTGGCACACATCCCTTAGTCGTGCCGCTACATGCTCCCACTCGTGCCTAGGTATTTCCTCCTCTAAGGGCCAGTATGCGTGTACACCGCGCCCTGAATTAACAAGTACAGGGTTTGGTAACCCCGTGTGCTCTATAAAATTTTCTAGCGCTTCTAGCGCATCTTCTTGGGTGGCGTATCCATCGGGCCTACCGGTCTTTGGGTCTAATTCGGCTTTGCTCTCGCCGCAATCTAGATCAAGCCAAAAAGATTTGAGGGATTGTACATTCTGCTTAGTCCGGTTTGCATCACTCGCAAACTTAGCCACCGCAAAAAATACATTATAGTTCCGACCGGCTAGTCGGGCTATTTCCTCATCTGCTTCTTCTCTCGTCGCTACGATTTTCTGCCTACGTTGTTCCCCATCTATCCCTAGGATAACGAACCACCCAGTATCTGGCTGTACCGCACTGAGCAGATCGAAATCTTTCATGCTTATCCCTTACTAATGAAGTTGTTAATTAGCTGTTCGTGGGTCTGCCTTGGTATGCGACTCCCGACGAACCAGTGATATACAGTTTGCCTACTGACCCCCACCGCCTCGGCTACGGCGGACACTGGGATGTCTCTTTCAAGACAAAACAGGCCCAACCGTACACCAAGTTTTTCTTTGTCTGCGGAGGTTATGTCGTTGGCTAACTTAAGTGTGTAGCCCGCCGCCCTTAGTCATCCGCCCACTCGTCAAGGACCTCAACAAGATTGCCGTTGGTTTCTTCTGGGGCGGCTTTCTTCGCTGATGCTCCGCGCTTCTTAGGCTGGTCAAAGATATCAGCTTCTTCCGTATCTGGCTCAGAAGGACGAGCAGGTGATTTAGTTACTTTCGAAGCTTGCGCTACCGTCAGTTCACAGAGACTCTGCGTTTCAGGGTCCGCTTGTGCCGCTGCAACAAGTTCGTATTCGGCGTCCTCCAGACCACGTACCGGAGTGAACTCAAGTTCCATGGAGTCAGCATCGTCATTATAACTGATGGCGGTAATTACAGTGTCCGGTGATTCTCGGTTTGCAGCCAAGAAACGAATGTAACTTTCGAACGGATGCACGTTGCCCGACCCTTTGCCAAATAGTGACTTAGCCGGGATGTTGAACTGGTAAACATCGCCCGAGGTGTCGTTCTCCAAAAGCACAGCGATACGGCGTTGGTATCTACATGCCCGACCACCCTTGCTGCCGGACCCCGCTACGTTCTGGGGGCAGGTTGAGCAAGATGCAGACTGCGGGTCTTCCGCGCCCTCGTCGGGGCGGTCTCCAAGATTGGACCAGCAGTTAGGCAGTGTGGGCTGCTTACTTGGGTCGTAGGAGTCTTGGTAGTAGACACGCGAGATAGCGGGTAGCGCATTGACGATGATTACGTTTACTGCTCCCCGAGCGGCTTTACCGACCTGTTCGCCATTAACCAACCGTTTGAACGTGCCGTTAGTGCTAGTCTGAATGCGACGCGTAGTGCGCCCGCGCGAGCCAACGAGAGACTGCCCAAGATTAGTTAGTCCGGACTTCCCTACCGAAGTAGAGATAGCGTTAGCCTGCTTGAAAATTGATACTTCTTTACTCATGAGTATGTCCTCTTAAGTTACTTTAGGTTTGCGTACTTGGATTGTGTACTTACGATCTGCCTGTAGCCCTTGCGGATGCAGGTCAGGGTTTTCTTCGAGAAACTGCGCCATGTTCCCGTTGTGTATACGCTTCTCTAGAAGATGAAAGGCTTGGTGTTCTTCAACAAACCTATGGAATGAGTCCCAGTCACTGCTCCAGTACCGAGTCCTCACGCGCCGAGACACTGTCCCCTCGGGTGTTTTCACACTATCGAGTCCGTTCTCATTGCAAAATTCTAGTAGGGTAGCGCTTACGGTTTCCATTTTATCCCGCAGTTCGCCGATCTCTTTGGTGTGGGCCGCTTCCTTCTCTGCTATGGCATCTCGCAGATTACGGTAGGCCGCAACTAGTTTATCTATATTGTTTCCCATTTTTAGCTCCTTCTTCAACTGACGTAGCTACTATCGTTTACAATGTCAACTAGCTTTCATCATTTCTCGGTACAAGTCGATAAGTTTCTCGTGGTTATTTATGTTACCGCGTAACAGCTTATATAGCCGTGCTTCTACGTCACTCCCACGTATATGAACCACCGTCATCTTGTGCTTCTGTCCGGGGCGGTCGATACGCGCGTTGGCCTGTAAGTAAGTCTCGACACTTGTGACGGGGGCGTACCAAACAATCGTATCTGCCGCCGTAAGGGTAAGTCCGTGCGACGCTGCCTGCGGTTGGATGAGCAGGACTCGAGGCGTATCTTTGCTCTGAAACTCTTCTACGATACTAGCCCGTTTGTTGGGGTGTACCTTCCCGTTTATCACTTCGCACGATATCTTGTTCTTCGTTAAGTAATCCTTCAGTAGCTCAATCGTGTGCGTGAACGGGACAAAGACTAGAACCTTGTTTGCCGCCTCTTCAATGACCTCAACCACCGCCTTCAGGCGATGAGAAACATCGAACTCTACAACCTCACCAGTATCCGTGTAGGCTGCACCGCCGCTGATCTGGAGTAGCTTATTAATTTTAGCCGCTGCGTTGACTGCACTTATCTCTTCTCCGGCAGCTTCAATAAGCATCTGGCTTGCTAAGTCGTCGTAGTATCGTTTTTGTTGTGGGGTGAGGGGGGACTCTCGGTCTAGGTACGTAACTGGTGGCAGGTCCAAGCAATCTTTCTTTTCGAATCGTATCGCTGGCTGCAATATGGAATGCACCGTTTCTTGGGCGTCAGGTTTGGGTATCCATTTGAATCGCGTAACTTGAAACATGACCTTGTCGCGGAACGCGTTTAGATACTTAGGGCACCCCTCGGGGTTTACCATCTTCGCTAGGCCATAGGCATCTACCGGACTCTGTGCCGCTGGGGTACCTGTGAGCATCCACAAGTACGGGTCGGTTTTTAGTAGTATGCGGTTGAGGAGCTTCCACCGATTGGTCTTGGGGTTTTTGTACGCGTTAGCCTCATCCACGACGATAAGGTCGAAGCCGCCCCGAGCAATCTCTTCTTCTATAACGCCGATACCGTCAAAGTTTATTACCACGAACTCCGCACCGTCAGCCAGTATGCGTTTACGTTGCGCAGCGCTGCCGTAAGCAATGGAGCAGCTTCGATGCATTGCAAAAGTAAACAAATCCTGCTGCCACGCCGACTTCATGATGGACAGTGGGCATATCACCAAAACGCGTTTGATAGCTTTCTGCCTAAGCAGATAGTCCGCTGCCCATATAACCGATGCGGTCTTACCCGTCCCTTGTTCGTTAAAACAAAAGGCGCGCTTGTTGAGCGTCAGAAACCCTGATGTTTCTCTTTGGTGTTCGAAAGGACTATAGCGCCCTGTCCATTGGTAGTCGCGCTCTATGGTAGACGGCACTTTGCCCAGATTCATGCTGGTTAGCTGCTGCGCCTCTTTAAGTCCCCAGTATACTGCGACTTTGGTGTCGCCGTTCTCGGTCCTTACCAGTTTGCTCCGTTCGATTTTAGAAGTTATTTGCTCGTGTTGGTCTGCGCTGACCAGCAGCGCTTTGTTCTGAATTATTTCCAAGGTGTATCTCCACCAAAGGTTATTTACGTTTGCGTTCCCGCTTGCTTGTTTCTGATTTTAGTCCGCCGTTCTTGTTCCTAGCGAAAGAACGGTTGCTTCCTCGTGATTGCACTTTGAGGCCGTCTCCATTGCTACCGCCTCTGCTTATTGCTTTTTTATGTCCTACATCCTTACCGTCACCCTTCCGCACCTTGCCAGCCTTCATCAGCTTGCGGCGAGCAGCATTGCGCTGAGCGCGATTCTTTTTCTGGTCCTCACGGCTACCGTACTTTTCGTACTGCCGTTTGTAATCGCGCTTGCCGTTTTTCATGTATGGCATCTAACGTCTCCGTGGGCGGTGGTGGCTGCATTCTACCACAGGACACCATCCACATAAAGGTCCAGACTTAGGGTTCCATACGCCGCTTTCTTCCGCCGCTTGTAGTCTATCTAGTTGGTCCTCGAAGACGGACATGTACATACTCGTCTTGTCTCGCACATGGTCCTTGGTGATAAACTCATTACTAACCACGAACAATAACCCAGAGCGTATTGTTTCTATCTCTGGGTAGTGTGCGAACAAAGCACCGGCCATCAAGTCTAGCTGCTTAGTGTCTGCGTATCGCGCATTCTTACCTGTCTTGTAATCAATCATGTAAGCTTTGCTGCCGTTAATGATAACCAAGTCAACAATGCCTCGCCACCATACGTTCTTAGCCATAAACCCGCAGGGTTCTAAGTCTGCGGTAACACCTAGTCTAAGCTCGCAGTGCTTGTCGCCCTCTATGGAATCTAGTTTCTCCACTATGGGGCGCATAAATGCGAACTTCTCCGGTATGGGTTCACCATCTTTGATATAGTTTTCGGCGGCAGAGTGGACAGCGGTCCCATAGACAGCAGCCTCGCCCGGAATGTCTTTGACATCCTTCGCCACTTTGAGGTGGAAGTACTTCTTGGGGCACTGATCGAAGGTCTTAATGCTGCTATAGGACCATGCTGTCACGAGTCGTTCTCCTTAGCGGGGGTTACCCTCTAGTCTATCTGCTACTAACGTAGCGTAACCGGCGATATCTTTCCAGTTATCTGGGTAGTCAGAGTTACCGTTTATGATCCGGGCAAGTTTAGTTATGATAAGCTCCATTGCCTCCTGCTGGTCGGGTGCCAGATACTTGTTACGGGTAATCAGGAAGTAATGCAGTGAGTCTTTGAACCGTTGCGAAACCTCGGCAAGCTCTTCGAACTTCCCGTACGTAATAGCACGTTTGTCTACTACCTTATCTACGGTCATGCGAGGTGCGCGCTGAAGCTTTTGCTTGACGGCATCCACAGTGGGGAACTGGCTCAGGTCAAGCTCCATTTGTGGCTCTACCTCATGCGTCTTCATCCTGTTCCTCTCCTTGCTAATCTCGCTCTTGTATTTGAAACGGATGTTATCAGCGGCAGACTTAGTGATGCCGCATTTCTTTGCTACGTCCCTACAGGTAGCCTTCGGGTTGTCCGCAAACGCTTTGATAGCTCGCTTGGTAGTTCTTTTCATTTTAATAGGCATTAGTTTGCTCCACTTTTTAGAATGTCCCCGCCGAACACATAGCTTCCTACATGTTGTAGCGGAATGAATGGGCAAGCATAAATCTTACCCTCGTTTTTACGCCATAGCTCGCAGAAGTGGTAATCCTCCGACAGAAGTGCTCCGCTTTCGTCGATGCTGGTG